GAAATGTTAATTGGAATTGTTGTGTTATTAGGCGGTTTTATCACAAAAAGGGTATATTCTAAGAGTGACTTACTAAATCAACGTATATCTGCTCTTGAAAAAGTAGTGGTTACTAAAGAGGATTTACGTTTAGTAATAAAACCTATTGAACGTAATATAGACATTATACTTACTCATATTTTAGATAAGAAAAATGACTAGAGTTTGGTTTTTTTTAGCTAGTGCGGTAACTTTAGCTGTATGGTTAGCAGTTCATAACTTAAAATAAAACGGAGAAAACTATAATGCCAGCAGGAAAAGGAACTTATGGAACATCGGTAGGTAGGCCTCCTAAAAAGAAGAAGAAAAAACCTGTAGTTAAACCTAAATAATGAAAATGCTCCTTTGGATTATAGGGGGAGGAATTATTATTTTTAGTGCACTCTATATCTTTTATTTTATAGCAATGTCAGGAATACACTAAATGGAAGATAAAAAAGGTAAACGTATAACAATTAAGAGAATAGCAAGAAGTGATGGTGGAACTTTCGGTGTTGTACTTGATGGTGACACTCCTTTTTGTGTATCTTGTGAACTACCATGGAAAGAAAATAAAGCAAATATTTCATGTATTCCTGATGGGTGGTTTGAAGCAGTAAGGGTAAATTCGCCTAGATTTGGTAATACATTTGAAGTTAAAGGCGGAACTTTAGCACATCGTACACATATATTATTTCACAAAGGCAACTCAATTTTGGACAGTCGTGGGTGTATACTCTTAGCAGAAGGGTTTGGACAAATGAACAATGTAGAACGGAGTCGAGATGCGTTCAATGAATTCATTAAACGTACAGAAGACTGCGAATATTTTATCTTACGAATTACGGAGGAATATAGCTAATGGAATCTCTCGCAGGAATAATTGGACAAGCGCCAAATTACTTAATAGCATTATCAGGCATAGTAACTAGCTTAACAGTACTAACAGCATTAACTCCTACTCAGATCGATGATAAGTGGCTAGGTAAAGCAACAGGAGCAATTAACTTCTTATTAAAGATTGCTAATATGGGTGCAGGTAATATAGGTAAAAATAAGAATCAAGATGAACAAGATTTAAAAATTAAAGTAAAAGCTAAATGATGATCTTAAGTATAGTTAGCGGGTTGATATTTATGTTAGGTGTAGGTACGTGGTATGCTCTTCGAGTAGGCCGTAAACTTAATAAAGCAGATCAATTCGATTCCTATAAAAAGACATCAGGAGACATTAATGAATTTAATCGTAAAGAAGAAGAAGAGCTTAATGAAAAATCCAAGGGCAATGGTAGCAAGTTGGATCGCATTGTTTCTCCTTGGTTGCGGGGCCGTAAGTAGTACTGGAGGATCATTTCCTATTCATGCTTATCCCGTTATTCCTAAAGCTTTATCTGAACCCCATGAAGTATGGGTTCCATGCTCAACACTCGGAGCACCTAAAAGTGCTGTTATTGCACAAATGATATGTGTTGATGAAACTGACTTATTAGAATTACAGAGTTTTATTAGAAATCTAGACTCAGTAGTTAGAAGATACGAATTCGCAACTAAACGCATTAATAAAGGTAATTAACTTAGGGAGCTGGCAGTTCCTACGAGCTAATAGCTCCCATAGCAGTCTTGGTAGAGGCGGAATCGTCTCCTCCTTTGCTCCTCTGCCAAGCTGCTTTATATTTATATAATAAGAATTATGATGAAATTATTAGTAGGAGCTGTATTTTTTTGTCTATTCTTAGCATGTTCAGCAATCTATCCAGGAATACCTAAAATATACGAAAAACCTACTGATCCACCGTGTATTAAGGAATTATTTGAAAAAGAATTTAGTGGATTCCCAGCAAGGATAGTTAATAAGTCTACTGGGTTTTTTGATTTTAAGGAATGTAAAATAAACGAAATAGGCGTAGCTTGGATTAAAGAAAAGAAGTTAAGACAACAGTACGAAAATCGATTAAAATCTCTTAATTAAGTTCCTCATCTGCAGGTCTTAACCCAAACATATCTTTATGAGATATATCCTCTACTGAAGCTTGTAGGTACGCGTAAGACAATTCATTTAAAAGAGCATCAGGATTAACTGTTCTATAATAGTCCCAGTTTTCTTCTCGTGAGTCTCCTAGGTCAACTCCTAATTCAAAAGCATCAATAATAGAATCATATTGTAATCTAGTCATTGTTTTATTTACCTCCTCTAGCACTAGCAATTCTTTCTTTACTAGATCTTACCTTTTCACATTCTGACAGTAAATAGCTTAATGTTGGAATGTAAATTGAAGTATCATTATTACCACATACTCTAGCAAGTGTTAATAACGTTTCGATTCCTGCTTCTTCAGCAAATTCTTTCCAAGGTCTAGGAATGTTTTCTATTTTAGGTAAATCAGTATTAGCCACAAGTTTCCCCCTTTAATAAAATGTCTATACTTAATAACATCAAATGTAATAGCTGGATAGATCTTATTTGTACTATATGTGTATTTTTGCTATATATTGTATAAATAAGCATGAATGTAAAGGAGTAATATATGAGACCAGATAATTTTGGGTTTACAGATGAAGAATTTATTGCTGTACTAAATCTAGTATGCAAATTAGATATGAGTCCTGGAGAAGAATACATCCCAGTAGTATCTATAGATGAAAATATGCATACTGAACGATTTGATAGTATGGGTATTATGATATTCTTTATATGGGTATCTGAGTTATTTGGGATTCCTGAACCTAAAATTGAAGAGTTTATGACTAAAGGGGTGTTTACAGTTAAAGCAGTAAAAGACTTTGTGAATGCTGAAGCTACTCGAACCTACTCATATACTGAAGCAGAAGAGTTTACTAAACGATGTTTTTAACTCACACTAACTCCGTATATGCTGAAAATATAACTCTATTAGATCATATTCCTTATCCTCAATATGTGCACCAAATAGCTAATGGAAATGGCATGTTAGTAGATCGAGGTATTAGAATAATGCCTGGAGCGCTAATTAATTATGTATTAAAAGGAGAGCACGGAGCTTTTCCTGGTACTTACCAGTTTATTCAATCATTAACTCAATTACCTTATTGTAAAGTAGGACTAATATTAGCTGCAGGGGGTAATAGTTGGACAGGTTATTTAACAAATGTTGCTCGTACAGATAAATACCCAGTATACAAAATACCTGCGTTAGGGTGCTCACAAGTGTACGCTGGATATGTTGCTAATCAGATAGGATCATTTGATTATATATCAACAGACAGTTCAAGCTGTATTAGTGGCCACTCTGCTTGGTATGCAGCACGTAATATGATAACATTAGGGCAATTAGATGCTGTAGTAATAGTCGCTGCAGATAATGGGCTGTCAGAAGATTATTTAGCTATATTTGGAGAACACGGTTTAAGTAAATTAGTACATGAAGAAGATGACCCATCTATTACTAAGTTTAGATTAGGGCAAGGCTGTAACATATCAGTATTTGAAAGTAATGAATTAGTTCAAAGTAATGAACATCTACCTTTAGCTAAAATCATTGATATGCATATAGCAGCTGAATCACATTGTAATCCATTAGGGATATCAGATACTGGAGAAGGGTATGATACTGTTATGAGTACAGTAGACACTGATAATATTGATTTTGTTAAAACTCATAGTACATTTTCTGTAGATAACCAAATAGAAGAAAAGCTTATTAAAGATAAGTTTGGAGATATTAAAACAATTAATTATAAATTACGTATAGGCCATACTATGGGTTCATCTACTGCTATAGAAACAGCATTAGCAATAAAAGAAGAATCTGGTAAGTTTCTTAGTTTAGGAGCGGGCATGGGTAATGTATTCTCATCTGCTGTAGTGGAGATTTTATAATGATATTTGCGCATAGTAGTTTAATACAAGAAGGGCAAGCTGTGTTATTTTATAGATTTAACCGAGCTTTAAATGGTTATATGGTAGCAGGATTGTTTATTGCTCCTGATATGGTATCTAAGATGCATTTTGCTAAGATATGGAAGTACTTTGTATCTGAAATAGTACAAGCAGATGATATCTATTGTTCTATCTCTTTAGAGTTATCAAATTCTATGTTTAATAACTATTTAGATTACCATAGTACGATAGACGGTATTAAGATATATAAGGTTGATAATTTTCTTAAAAAGCAATACAGTAGCTATGATAAGCATAAAGAAAGTGTTGCTAAGCCATAACATATAGTTAATAGGTAATACATATATGAGCGATCTAGATATAGATGATACAGATATTGCAGATAATGCTGCTTCTAAATTAGTAGATTGGAAAAACCCACCTAGTCTTGGTGATCTTAAACAAGACCTTGATTCTGCAAAAGTAGCACATCAAGTACATACTGTAGAAGTAGATGCATGGTTAGGAGTGCTTAATGGTGATCAAACTATTAATGCAAAGCGGGGACGCTCTAAGTTAGTACCTAAATTAGTACGTAAACAAGCAGAATGGCGTTACGCTGCTTTATCAGAACCTTTCCTATCTACAGATGATCTATTTAACACTTCCCCTCAAACTTTTGAAGATAAAGAATTAGCAGTACAAAATGGTATGTTATTAAACTACCAACTTAACTGTCGTATGGATAAAGTAACTTTTATTGATAACTATATTCGTACAGCAGTAGATGAAGGTACTGTAGTTGTACGTGTTGGATGGGAGTTTGAACAGGACGAGCGTAAAGTATACGAAGATGTAATGGAAATGCAAGTAGTTGCAGGTCCGGATGGGCAACCTGTACAACAAGAAGTTAAGGTAGGTGAAAATGAAGTTATGAAAACTATAACTACTAAAAACCAACCTATCTTAACAGTATGTGACTATAACAATTTAGTATTAGATCCTACATGTGAAGGTAATATAGAAAAAGCTAACTTTGCTATTTTTAGTTTTGAAACTTCTTTATCAGAACTTAAAAAAGATGGACGGTATACAAATATAGACGAGATTAACTTTGAAAGTGAATCAGTCTTATCTGAGCCTGATCATGCAGTTAATTCAGATGATAATTCTTTTACATTTAAAGATAAAGCACGTAAGAAAGTTATTGCTCGTGAATACTGGGGATACTGGGATATTGATGATACCGGAGAGGTTAAACCTTTTGTAGCTACTTGGGTAGGTAGTACATTTATTAGATTAGAAGAAAATCCTTATCCAGATAAGAAAATTCCTTTTGTATTAGTTCAATACTTACCTAGACGTAAGAATATCTATGGAGAACCAGATGCAGCCCTTATAGAAGATAATCAGAAGATTGTAGGTGCTGTTACTCGGGGTATTATTGATATTATTGGTAGAAGTGCTAGTGGACAGCAGGGTATTCGTAAAGATGCTCTTGATGTAACTAATGCTCGTAAGTATGAACGAGGAGAAGATTATAAATTCAATGCTAACGTAGATCCAGGGCAAGCATTCCATATGGAAGTATACCCAGAGATTCCACGTTCTGCTGTTGAAGTACTAAATATGCAAAATAATGATGCTGAATCTTTAACAGGTGTTAAAGCATTTAGTCAGGGTATTGCTGGGCAAGCATTAGGAGCCACAGCTACTGGTATTAGGTCAGCACTCGATGCTACCTCTAAACGTGAATTAGGCATTTTACGTAGACTTTCAAATGGATTAAATCAAATTGGTCGTAAAATTATATCTATGAACGCAGAATTCTTAGAAGATGAAGAAATTATTCGCATCACTAATGAAGAGTTCATAGCTATTAACCGTAATGATTTAGGAGGAAAGTATGATATTAAGCTTAATATTTCTACTGCGGAAGCTGATGAGCAAAAGGCTAGTGAGCTAGCTTTTATGTTACAAACTATGGGTAACACTATGCCTCCGGAAATGAGTTATATGATTTTAGCTGATATCGCTAAATTACGTAAAATGCCTGATTTAGCTAAACGTATTGCTGAATATCAACCTCAACCTGACCCAATGGCAGAACAAATGCACCAGCTTGAAATGCAAATGCTTCAAGCTAAGATACGTAATGAAACTGCTAAAGGTGCAGAGAATGAGGTGGATATCGGTCTTAAAACCGCTAAAACAGCAACA